CGCCGGTCAATTCGCACGAGTAGTCAGCCTCGGGCGCGCCGAACTTGAGAGTGAATCGGGACGTGACGTGTCCGACAGCGGTCATGTTCGTACCTCCAACGGGATTCGGTAGGCCGGCCACGTGTCGAGGTACGCGGTCCGTTCGCTCGTGCCACGGGCGACGCCGCCGACACGAGACAGGGCAGGAGCGATGAGGTCGTGCAAGTCGTCGAGGAGGTCGTCCCCGACCCCCGGCTCACGGATCGGGGACACGATCAGCACGTCGATGTGCGCGACGTCGGTCGGGCACGCGACCGAGGGCGGGTCGACCTCGGTCACATACACGAGCACGAGCGGGGACTCGACGGCGTCGAGGTTGATCCCGTACGGGCGCACCACGAGATCGGGGACGCCGGCGGCCGCGACCTCGGTGATCCGGGCGGCGACCTTGTGCCGGGCACTCTCAAGCGACACGCCGTCACCCCACCATCGGGACAGTCTCGGGACGCATGAGTGACTTCACGTGGTCGGACAGCGGCCGGCGACGGACGCCGTACGCGTCGAACCCGATCACGTCACCCGTCGAGGACGTCATGACCGACCACATGTCCTTCCCATGCGCGATACACGCCTCGGTGAGACGTGCGGACGCGTGCGGGGCCGGCGTGACGTCCCCGAGGTCCGACACGAGCACGTCGGACTGACGGGCGTACGGCACGAGGACCTCGGTCGCCGTCGCCAGTAGCGACGACAGACGGGCGTCCTCGACGGCCGTCGACTCACGCCACGCGGCGCGCGCGTCAGCGAGCGTCGCCCATGCGGACTGAGACACGGTCAACCCTTCCCGGGTCGTGTGCCGACCGGGTCGCCGTCACGGGGGACGGACGACGACCCGGCCGGACGGCTACGGCGCGACGGCCGTGTTGACGTTGAGCGCGCGCGGGTCGTGGATGTTCACGGCGCAGTAGCCGAACACGCCGGCGTCGACACCGCCCTTGACCATGTCGAGAGCCTCGGCACGGATCGGGACGCCGGGCAGTTCGTGGACGGTCGCGGCGCGGCCGTCACCGACCATGACGGTCCCGGCCGCGAGCGTCGGCACCGACACGACCCGGAGCCCGGAGCCGCCACCGTCGCCCGAGAACGACAGCGAGAGGTCGAGGAACGCGGGAGCGTCGCTCTGCTTCGTGCCGGCGAGCGTCGCGAACTTGTCCGACGCGAGGAGCGCGAACGTCGGGACGCCGATCTTGCCGACCTCAAGGGCGCCGGCCAGGATCGCGGCGAGCGGGTCCGCCTGAGCGCCGATCTTCGTCGCGCCGGCCAGGAGCGTCGCGGCGACGTAGTCGTCGGACAGGACGCCGTACGACGCGGTCATCGCCTCGTAGTAGGCCTCGATGAAACCCGTCTGGAAGTCGCGGTGCTCCCGGGGAATGTCGTGAGCGCCGGCGAGCCGCTTCGCGTCGACCTCGACGGCCTCGGTCGTCGCGGCCGGCGACGGCACGGCGGCCTTGTCGCCCGCCCACTCCGCGACGGCGGGGGCGATCTTCCACCGCCACCCGGTCACCTTGAGCCCGGACAGTTCCTTGTGACCGAGGAGCGGGATCACGCGGCGGGACGGGGCGCCCTGCCACAACTGCCCGACCCACTGGTCGGGCATGTGCGTCACGGTCGTCTTGCCGACGTCGGTCAGCGCGGCCAGGAGGGAGGAGTCCCCGAGCGCGGCGGCAGCGTTCGCGGCCGTCATGCGCCCGATGAAGTCCCGGTAGTCGGTCGGGCGGTCGTTCGTGCGGGCCGGGAGGCCTGCGGGGGCGGCGGCGGCCGTCATCGTGTCGGACATGGGCGGGATCTCCTCGGTTTCGTCCGGCTCGGTGGCCGGGTCGTCGGTCGGTGCCGGGTCGGGCGCCGGGTCGTCGGTGTCGTCGGTGTCGTCGTCGGGCTCGGGGTCGGTGTCGTCGGGCTCGGTGTCCGACGCCACGAGGAGCGCGGACGGGTACGCGGGGGCGACGACAGCGCCGGCGCCCACGAGCGAGGACGCCACGAGCGCACCGCCCCGGATCACGACGTCGTCCAGTTCGACAGACACGCCCGGGCGCAAACCCTCACGCGCCTCCACGAGCAGGTCGTCGCCGGCGCGGGTCGCAGCAATCCGGAACGTCGCGACGAGCCCGGACGCGTCCGCGAGCACCGAGACAGCGCGACCGACCGGCGCGGTCGGCTCGTGCTCGATGTTCAGCACGATCCCGGACACGTCGGGCGGGATGGTCACCGACGCGGCGGACGCCGTGACGATCCCCCGGGACGTGCGGCCGGGCTCCCCGAACGGCAGGAGCCGGTACGTCAGGGTGCGGGACGTGTCATCGGACGCGGTGAGCGTCCCGAACGCGGTCAGTCGGGTCATGTCGGTTAGTCCTGTCTCGTCGGTCCGGTGTCGGCGCGGGTGATCGACGTCAGCGGCGAACGGTCGAACGCGATACGCGTCCCCCGAGGCACCCACGAGTCCGACGACAGACACGCCTCGATCGGCCCCATGTAGGCCTCGACGCCGTAGTCGAGGAACTGCCCGGACCGCCCGGACACCGTCTCGTATTCCAGTGACGCGCCGGCCGACGTCGCGTCGAGGAGCGCCGCCGGTACGCCGATGATCCGGCCCACCGACACGGCGGCCGCGTTACGGCCGGCGATCAGGAGCGACTCGGCGGCCGCGCCATGCGTGCGCACGTCGATGTTCGCCGGCGTGTAGGCGACGGCGCCGCCCTCGGCCTGCCGCGCGGTGCGCCAGTCCGCGAGGAGATCCGCGATCTCCCCTCGATCCATCTGCACACCGCCGGACTGGTGTAGTTCGACGTCCGGCGTCGGGTTCCGGGCCGTGTTCAGGTACGCGCGGTCGAGTGCGGCGGCGGACCGGAGCGCGCGACTGTTCCGGTTCAGGATGCCCTCATGCGGTCCGGCGATCAGACGGACGGTGTCGGCGTCCACGGGCTCCCCGTCCACGAGGACGCGACCGATCGGGTCGAACTCCCACCGATCCCGGGGGACGCGCGCACCGTCGAGGACGTGCCCGGACGCGTCGAGGGTGACCGCCCACATGCTCCACCCGGTGAAGATCAGGTCATCGACTGTCCACAGCATGCGCAGGTACGGCGGGACGTCGCCGTCCGTGCGGAACGTCCACGTAGGCGGGTCGATCTTGTCCGTCCCCCGGAGCGCGTCGAGGGTGCACCGCGCGATGACAGCGGTCAGGAGATCCCGGGCACGGGCGACGGAGTCGATCGCGAGCGCCTCGGCTCGGGTCATCGGGAGCGTGTCGAGGTTGCCGAACACGTCCGACCACACGATCGAGGACAACGTCCCCGACGACCACGGCGAGGACAGTTCCGGGGACGGCAGAGACGGCGTCGCGTTCGCGAGCCGTAGCGCGTTCCGGAGTCCCACGGGGCGAGCATGACATAACGTCGGGCCGTTTCCGTGCTCACCCGTCGTTATCACGGCGTCGGGCGTGTCACCCGGTCATGATGAACGGTTTGCCGACCGCCCGCCGAGCGGCGTACGTCGCGAGCGAGGACGCCTCGACCGCTGTCACGTCGCCGGCACGCCGGGACCACGCCCACCGCTCCCCCATCGGCCGCCGGCCGGCGGACGCGGCCGCCGCGTCGAGGACCGGCTGACCTAGATGTGACAGCCGCCCCTCTAGGACGTCCGCGAGGAACCCGGCACACGCCCGGGCGTAGCCGTCCATCGTGACGACGTCGAGGGCGACGCCGGCCGACGTGAGGTCGTCCGCGAGCGGACCGGCCGGCCCGTGCACGTCGATCGTCCACGGGAGCCGGGTCACGGCCTGCCGCTCCCGGGCCGGCTCCACCGCCCACGCCGTCCCCGGACGGGAGTCGAGGACCTTCACCAGCACCCGGCCGCCGTCACGCCGGTACGCGGCCACGAGCGACGTCCGGGCACCGTCCGGGGCGACCGCGATCGCGAGCGCGTCCGGGGCCGGCCGTTCGACGTCGAGGAGCGCGGCAGCGTCGGCACCGATCCGGCCGG